GGTTAACGAAGCCAATCCCCTAATGCTATTAGGTCTAGATGCTGTTAGAATATTCAATTCTGTTATGGAATCTTCTACATAAAAAAGTATCATTTTTCCATAATTCAGTATATTTTGTAACAATTGACCCATCGGTGAAGCTAGTGTAAAATATTGGCCGACATCACCATATACATTAGATATAAAATTTATTGAATCTTGGTATAATTCATTTAACCTTATTCTAGTTTCTTTAAATATATTCATTATAATATTTTATTTTATTTAATTAATAGACCAAAGACTTTTTCATCATCTATATAAATATCAACTACACAGTAATCATAACCATTTGTTTTTCCAAAAGAAATAGATGGAGATATTTTATAATCAGAAGTTTCAGAAACATATGCATTTATTTGCTTTTTAATGTCTTCTTCTAAACGCATTTTATTTAATTTTGTTTCAAAAACTAAATCTTCTATGCCAACTCCAAAATTTATATCTCCTATAACTTGTCCTTTTTTGGTACTTAGTATCATACGTATTTTAGAGATTATACTTTCTATTTCATCTGAATGATCTAATACATTTAATTTAAAGTTAGGATCTTCTGGATTTCTAATATAAATGTCCTTTATCATATAGTTTTATTTTATATATCCTTCTATAAATCAAAAGGAGACTTTCAAAGTCTCCTTTTGATTTATAATCAATATAAAAATTTATATTTTGTTATTTAAAAAATAAAAGAAGTAAATTTTTGTATATTTTGTTTCATTTTAGAGTATTATTAAAATTTTCAAACGGTAATAAATGGGTTGTCCATTTTTTTCTCTTCGAACCTATATTATCTGGAATAAAATTTTGTTTTTTTAATATTGGAGACTTGATATGAGGTGTGGATAATTCTTCTTTAGTTCTAGAATATCCTCCCTTATATTCATTAAAAGGAATATATTTTTGATCAATTATCATAGGTTTCCATGAACCCCAAGAATTATTTTTTTCTAAATCTATCGCATTCTTATTGATTCCCCACGGAATTTCAACTCTCCAATCTTCTCCTGAGAAATCTATATCAGTAGATATTCCTAAATCTCTTATAACACCTATAAATTCATTAAAATTTTTAGGGTAATTCCAAAAAGTAATAACCTTTTGTTTTGGAAATACTCTTCCAGAATTTTTAGTTCTTCCTAATCTCAGACCTTTATATCGTAAAGAATCATGCATTTTCCCGCCAGTACCAACAACTATTCCATTAGGTGAATAAGAAAAAGTAACAATATCATCATATGAATCATAATTAACAGGTGTTGGTTTATATGACTGTTGATCCTTTTTATAATATTTTTCCCAAGTTGATGGGTCTAATATGGCATTAGGATTTTCGAATATTCTTTTTGCTCTCATTTTGTATTATTAATTTAACATGAGTTGGATATTTTAACTCAATACCAAAATCTTTTTTTACTTTATCTGCTATAGGTTGGAAAATATAATGATCTTCATATATAATTTTCCATCCATTAGGTATTTTAGATTTTACAGTTTCTAAAGAAACTGGTAAATAATTTTCTTTTACTTCTCTACCCCAATTACTTTTATAATCATATTTTAATAACCAATGTAACATATTTTTCATATTAGCTGTTATTTCTCCCCAATGAGCCTCAAAAGATTTTCTATATTTTCTCATTTTCCATAGTTTCCATCTTAATTTTGAAATATCTTCTTTAGATGGTTTCAATGTATTATATTCTTTAGATGGCATCATATCTCTAATTACAACATATTTAAAATTTGGATTAAATACTTGTTGACTCCAAAATCTATGTATATCTTTAGAACTACTATATGTATAAACTTCATGTATTACGGACATTAGTGATAAAGCAATTGTATCATATTCAGTTGCTAAATATACAGCTTCTTTCCAATTATCAGTGGCTTGTATATGAGGGTATTTACTTTTAATTAAATTAATCATTTTTTCATCTAAATCATATCCAACCAATCCTTTAATATTAGGATATTTTTGATCTAATTTATTTAAAATATATCCATCGGCACATCCAAAATCTAAAACACAATCTGGATTAATCTTGGATAAAAAATCTATTTTGTCGTCCGCCCCCTTTGCCATACCACCTATATATGCATCCACATCAGCTATTTCAACATCACCTACAACAGATTCATCTAGTGATTCTCTGACAATTGGAGGAACTGAATCTAAAGGATTATATATCTTTTGAATTTCATTGTCATCAGATATACTTTCTTTTATTATTTTTTTCATTGTTAATATCAAATTTTAATTATGCATTTTTATCTTCATTTATATCAGTTTCTATGATTTCCTATATAAAATTATAATTATATTTTTTTAATGCCCAGTAAAATCTATTTATCTTATTTATATTAATGAAATCTCTTAAATGACGTTTTTTCTAGACTCAATCTTTTTAGTAGTTTGTCCAAAATATTTTTTACCATTTACCATTAGAGGATGTTGTACAATAAATAATTCCAGTATACATGTGTTTTTATTTTACATATCTTATGAAAAGAAAATAAACCAATCTGGTGTATTATCACTTGATATTTTAGCTTTTAACTCATCTAACTCAGCCTGACCTTCTGCTCTAATATCAGAAAAATTAATAGTCACTCCTCCTAATAAATTATATTGGAATGTACCAAGAATTCTGGCCAAAGATAATTTTGATTTAGCAATCATCCATTTAATAACCAATGGATCTTCATATAATTCTTCTTCAGGTATAGAATTCATAGTAGTTATAAATAAAGATTCATGAGGATCTCTACCTAAAATTACTAATCTATGTGTATTTAAATTATATGAATGTTGAATATCTCTTAAATTAAATTGTTTTGCTAAATCCCAAAAACTCCATTGAATAGTTCTATAAGTTATTTGATCTGAAGATAAAGGAGTTAAATATAAATCAGCCGCCATTAATCTATCAAATTGCATATCTGGATCATGAATACCAAATGCTCTACTCCCTCCAGTTAATTCATAAACAGATTTAATACTTTGAACGCATGAGGGTAATTGATATGTTCTAGTAGCTTTCCATTCTGGAGTGCCATACCATTTTTTATCTAATACATACCAAGTTGAATATAACGCATCTCTATATTCTCTATATAGCCAACGTTGCTCTAAATTGATTATACGTTCAATTTCAGCAGGAGGCGGAGAAAAAGGAAGAGAACATGAAGCGGTTAATTCGCTAGTTATTTCATCTATTAATTCTTGTTTAGTCATTAATACTATTTTATTTTATATATTTAGGTTTAATGTATTCATTTCCATAAGGAGCTTGAATATCAGTAGTACTCATTCTTTTAATAAAGTTATAATCTCTAATTTCTTCTACTTGTACACCTAAATCTAATTTTGGTAAAAATTCTTGACTATCTATAATAGTAGAGCTTTCATCTAATTTAGATTTTTTTCCAATTACAGCAAATTTTATAATTGATTGTTTTATAGTACAGTTTAATACTTCGTGATTATTTTCAACAAAACAATGTTCAATTAAATTTTCACTATCTGCTGATATTTGAAATAAATATGAATCACTAATATTATTTCCTTTTACTATTTTTGAATTATAAAGTCTTGCGTTATTTACTTTGCAAGAAATTAAATTAGAATTTTTTACAATTCCTTCTATTTCACATTTAACTAAATCAAAATTAGATATATTATTGCAATTTAATTTAGCATTACGTAATTGATAAACACCAATTGCTGCATCATAATTAAATTCTCCTTTTTTCAAATCATTATTAATAACTAATTCAAAAATAGTATTTCTAATTTTTGGCCAAAAGGTTTTTAACATTTGAGAATCTCTTCTCATATCTACCCCAACTTTAATGTCTGGAAATAATTTTGAAAATTGATCTGGCTCATAATAAGCTTCTTGTATCTTATAAAAATTTTCAGTTAAAACTTTTAATTGATAAATTTCATCTTTTGTATATTCGCTCTCATTAAGACTTTGATATGTTTTAATGATATAATATTCTAACATTTCTAATATAGCCTTTTGATTTTCTGCATAATCTTCACCACCAATATAGTTAAAATTTAATGAACCTGTTGTATATTCAGAAAAATCAATTCCATAATATTTTTCTTTTGGTTTACCTATAATATAATTAACGTTTTTAAGTAAATCAATAGAATAAATATTTTCAGTTAATGGTAATAATTTTTTAACTGAAATAGAATATGGAGAATTTTTTTGTTTTGGAAATTTTTCATAAATATAATTTTCATTAATTTTTAAGATTAATTTTCCAGTGTCCATATTACTTATACTTTGAAGAGTTCGTAGATGTTTATGATCAAAAGATAATTGAGTTCTCATCAACGTATCATTTGTACACTGAGAAGTTTCATTAATCCAAGATAATACACCTTTTACTAAAGGAACTATTGAATCAAACTTTTGTTGTGCCATTTTAAAAGAATATCTAGGTCTTTTCCCTTCATATTCTTTTAATAAAACGCAATTTGCGTAAGTAGGCATTACATTAATACTATTAGTTAACAGCACATTTTTTAACGTAATACTACTTAAATTTTCTACAATAAAATTAATATCTTTAGATGAGTAAAATTCAAATGTGAATCCTAAAGATGCTGCTGAAAATAATTCAGGTAATGTATATGATTTAGGGTTATGCATATTACGATCTTTCTAATAATTCATCTATAAGTTCTTCTATAGTATAATAGGTATATTCATTACTTCTATTTATATTACCTTGTTTATATCCTTGACTATTTAAAAATAAAGCATGTGGTCTTGCATCATTAACATTAGTATAAATAGTATCAACTTGATGTAATGACGGTAAAAAATGGTCTCCTTTTCTAGCAACGATATATAATTCACTTGGAGAAAATTCGGTATTTTGTTCAGTAATATCTTCTTTAATTAATTTAGCTTTCATATCTATAATTTATTTTATTTATGTTTATTTATTTATTCAAATAAAAATGGGACAATTAGTCCCATTTTTAAAATTTAAAATTTATTTAATTTCATTTAAACAATTTGAATACCACTTTATCATCTTTATATTCATCAAATACTACGTTTATTTTATCTCCAATGATAAAGTTATTGATAAATATTTTATGTTTCTTAAATTCTTTAACAGGTATCAATCCAGTTATATCTCCTATATTAACAATAATACCAAAATTCATGATAGCTACTATTTCAGCTTCTATAGTTTTATCAGTATTTGTGTATATAAAATTTTGAATTTTTTGTAATTTTTCATGAGGATCTTCTTCAGTAAGAATGATTCTTTTATCTTTAGTAATTTCTCCTATATAGAATTCAATTTGATCACCTGGTTTGAAATGCCAAGCTTTAAATAATTCTTTAGTTTGTTCAGACATTTTAGATATATGTAGCAATCCTGTAAAATATTCATCAAATTCAATAAATATTCCATATTTAGAAGCTCCTGTTATTGTGCCTGAATATTTTTGCATCATATCAATTTCTGCAATTTTTTGTGGTAATATATGCGAAATATATTTTTTATGAGATACTATAAATGAATTCATATCTTTTAAAAAATCTTCAATCATTACAATAACTTCTTTGCCTATATAAGATTGGAAATCATTAATCTTATTTGGAGCAGCTAACGAACCCGGCATAAATGCATCTATACCTTGCACTTCTACAAAAAATCCACCTTTATTAGCTTCTTTAATTTTTGCTGTATATGCTTTACTAGGATTAGAAATCTGATCCATAAATTCTTCTCTAATATTCATTAAATATCCTTGCCATAAAGAAACTTTTAAAGCGGGAGATGATTCTAAAACATATGCCTTTAGATTTTGCTCTAATAATTGAGTTTTAAATTTTTCTGAATTTAAACTTAATGAAAATTGATCTATTGTGTCAAAGCCAAAGATTTGTACAAATCTTTTCTCTCTATTTAAATCAATTGAAATAGATAATCCACCGGCTATTTCTATATCAATAATATTACCTTTAATATTATAAATATCAGTAATTGATACACAATCTCCTTTAGTTAAATCTTTTTTAATTGCAGTTGTTGAATGACCGGAATATAAATCAAATAATTTTTGAGCATATGGCTCACGAGAAAAGACTTTTTGCTTTGGGCTAGTACCTTTTATTTTATTATTTGGCTGGAGAACAGTATCTCCTTTATAACCATCTGAATAAATATCCCAATTGAAATCATTTTTTGTTATTAACATGTTATTTTAATTTAAAATATTACTAATTATTTTATATATCTACTTATATAATGAGTTTTTTTATATTTTTTATTTTTCTAGTTAGATATTTATTTTTTATTGAATATATAAAATAAAATATTTTAATTATGAAATGGACAAATATAACTGTCAATACGCTTATACCACTTATACCATCAATAATAAGTAAAAATAACGAAGCTTTAAAAAATTATTTAGATCTTTTTTACGATGAACAAAAAGGTATAATCATTAAACCAGTAGAAACAACAGGTAGAATTAAAGGTGGTAATGCAGAATTTGTTAATATGGTTGTTGATAATTTGACAGTAAAAAGTCAATATACTAACTTATATGATAACATAACTACAGCGGATTATGATTTTTATAAAACATATACCGGCCCAGCTTTTGTCCCAAGAGATGCTTCTTTATCTTCATCTCCTTACGAAAATCCTTCATATAAGTATATAGATGTCAATAAACCTTATTATAAAGTATCAAATATTAATAGAATTGCGTTAAAAAGTAAAAATTTATCTCAAGTAGTACATTTAATATTTGACTCATCTACTTTACTGAGTAATGATTTTATAATACAATTAAATCCGGCAACAGATGAGACATTTAAATTACCTGTTACAGATGCAGAATCTACATATTTAGAATTTATAATGACTAAATATGACAGCTCTTGGGGTGGATATTGGTCATTATATAAATACGGAACTTTAGATGCCAGTGCATTTGGTGGAGGAGATGCTTCATATGGTACAGTATCTATAGGAGATCCTACTCAAATACCTTTTGTTAATGGCGCAGGCAATGATTTTGAATATACAACAAGATTATCATGGGATGGTGTAAGATTAATTCCGGTTTCTTCTGTAGGAAATAATAATATTTATATGGGTGCCGAATCAGGTAAAGTTGGAGGCTCAGGTGTAGGTAATATAGGTATTGGATATCAATCAGGTAATGCATTATCAACCGGTACCGCAGATATATTTATTGGATATCAAACAGGTATATTAAATACAACCGGTGGTAACAATACACTTATAGGTAATCAGGCAGGCATCTCAAATATATCAGGTTCAGGAAATACATTTATAGGGTCTAAATCTGGATCAAGCTCAATTGGAAGTAATAATGTTTTTATTGGATATAATGCAGGATATAGAGAATCAGATTCTAATATATTAACTATTGATAATCAAGATAGAACAACAAAGTCTTTAGGAAAAACATCTTCTCTTATATATGGACAGTTTAATTCAAATCCAAATAATCAATTAATAAGATTCAATTCATTAGTAGAATTCCCTAAAATAACAAATGATAATACTAAACCTTATATAGTTTATTATGATAGTAGTGATGGTAAAATATATTATGGAACTAATTTAGGAGCAGATACTTCTGCTTATACATATTCTAATGGTATTTCCGTAATAGATTCAAGTATTGAATTAGGTGGTGCGTTAAATAAAAATACTTCAATAACTTATAATAACGCGGAATTGAAATTTGATAATGATAAAGTAAGT